AGAATTTCGAGAGCCTTGCGGGTGATCATGTCGATCGTTAGGATACTGTTTGACATTTTAAAAGTCCTTAAAAAAGTTAGCGGTTAGCCTGTGACTGCCACTTTTTCGCTTGTCTTGCCCTGTCAGCAGCAATCCACTCTGAAGTTGTCATGCTCTTGATAGAGCGTGGGTCAGTAGTGTCAAGTGCTGGTGATCCAGAGGATCGGGCAGTAACTGGCGAAATAGGTGCTGGCGCAGACGTTGATCTTTTCACCGGAGGGTCAGAAGCTAATTTAGCCTCAATCTTTCCGATTTCCTTCGCCTGACCGAGTGGCGACATTCTGGAAATACGGTCTGCTTCTTTGGGGTTAGTCCCAAGCCAATAGGCTAAGTCGGGGCCAACATCCGAAGATTGGATCGTCTCTGCCATCACATTTGTGATTGCCAGCTTGGGGTTATACGCAACTTGTTCAAAGTCCTCGTATTTGCTCCGCGCTTCTTCCTCACGCTCGTGATAACTCTCAAGAACCTGCGATTGCTGCTTGGCGGCTTCTCGTCTAGCGATCAATTCTTCAGCCTTTGAATAGGCCAATGCTTCCGCATAGGCTTCGGGGCTTTCAAACTGGTCAACGGATGCCGTTGGTGCAGCTTTCATCACCTGCGTTTCCGCTTGGCGATTTGCTTGCTCTCGTTCCCATTTACGTTGCTCTCTTGCAAGGCGCTTACCAATTGCAGCATCAAGTTCCTCTTGCGAGAATGTCTTGCTGGCTACCTCTGGTGTCTCCGGCGTAACTTCTACAACTTCCGGTGAGGCCGTCTCACTTGGTGTTGGCACGGAGTCAACTTCCGCTAGGTTTTGGACTTCTTCAGTCATTTCAATGAATCCTTCGATTCCCCAGTGAACCTCGCTGGTACGGTTTTTACAAATATATCAGATATTTGGGTTACGCACTAGCCTTAACCCAAGATGTTGTTGATTCATCCCACTCATATTTTGCATCAGTGGGCATTGGAACGGGTGCTTCCCATTGGCAAGATTCCTCATTAAGCATCCAGCTTGGGAATGGCTGCGGTGCAATAAACGCATCACGGCCTGAGTCGTAGACATACCCAATCCCAGCATAATTTTTACGGATGTTGCCGTTGTAACTAGTTTGCACCCAAATGCCAGCACCAAATAGGCTATTCAAAAAGGCAATACCAGTCGCCTCATCGGGCGCGTCATTGTTGTGGACAACGACAACTTGATCCACAACATTTTCAGAATTAAGTTTTGCAAAGTGTGCCATCAGAATGTAATGCTCCCTGATCCTGTCCATTGATATACACGGAAGCCACCAGCTACCGTGATTGTGGGAGAGCCTGTGGTTGAGGCTGCTGCTGCATACGAATCAGCATATTGAATAATGACAATACCCGACCCGCCAGAGCCACCAATAGGCGCACCGCTTGTTGCACCGCCACCACCGCCACCACCACCTGTGTTAGCAGTTCCCGATGTGGCAGTTCCTGATGCAGAACCTGCACCGCCACCGCCATTACCACCAGCACCTCCAGTACCTCCATAAGCACCGCCGCCACCGCCACCCGCATAGAATGTTGCGCTGCCAGAAATAGATGAACTTGTACCTACGCCACCTGCTGCACCAACGGTAGTAGTTCCTTGACTACCTGCTGCACCAGCACCACCACCGCTACCACCACCTTCATTTGGTGCGCCAGAACCACCAATAAGGTTTCCGTTATTTCCTTGACCCACAGTTCCTAAACCACCAGCACTGCCTGTGCCGGGAGTTCCAGCACCACGACCACCGCCACCAGAGCCGCCGTTAGCACCTGTTGCGTTAGGAAATACGCCACCACCCCCGCCGCCACCAACAGCAGATGTCCCAAATGCACTAAATAAAGAATTTGTACCGTTTGCTCCACGATTTGCAGTAGGTGCGCCACCAGCACCAACAGTAACCGTGTACGGAGTACCAGCAGTGACAGATAAACTAGAACCAGACAATAGCCCACCAGCACCGCCGCCACCTTCGCCAGCATCCGGAGAAGATGCGCTTCCTCCCGCGCCACCGCCAGCGACAATTAAATAATTGACAGACGGTGGGGCTACAAGTACAGCAACAGCCGTCAGAAGGAAGTTTTTAGCGGCAAACATTATGGGGTATACCCTTGGGCAATTGAACCGTACCAATTTGTGCCGTCAGCAATAAAAGTCAGAATGTCCATCTTGCCAGCAGTCGCTGTGATTGTTGGTGCGCCAGCCGTACCAAACTTCACGCCCGTGAATGTTGCTGTGCCATTGCCTGTGGACGCTGCCTGTTTAAGTAGCAACACAAAAGATTTACCAGCCGTAGCGGTAGGCATTGTGAATGTGCAAGCAGTGGATGCTGTAAGGGTTGCGGTCTGCACCGTACCGTTGGTCAATGCCAAAGTAGATGAACTAGTCACCGTGCCGATGGCAACAACTGCCTCGGTATAGTTGGTCACTGTTGGATTGTTAAACAGGCCGTTGGCGCTTACGTTTTTAGTCGCGCCGCTTTGCACAATCGGCAATACCTCAGTACCCGCTAGGGGGACGGTTGCGCTCGGTAGAGCAGAGATTTTTGTATCAGCCATTTATCACTCCAACAAAATTAGACCGCCGTCCTCTTGCACGAGGTTGTCGCCGATCTCAGTTAAAAGATTGCCCTGCACCGTTGCACTGGCATACCCCGACAAAAGGGAAATAATGTTGCCAATACCAATGGCAACACCGTTCCGAATAGGGATGCCAAAGTAACTCATTGTGAGTTCATTGGTTTGCAGTAAATCGTGCCGCCAGTAGACACTTGAATTGCACTCACGCGCCATTGACCGCTAACGCTGGTAGGCACTTTGAATGGAATCGGTGTAAACGGGGGGATGGGTGTGCTGGCTGTTGTAGCCGTAACACCTTCGCCGACCAACACATAGCACGCTTGGTCAGACCAAACCACCACGCCTTGAGCGCCAGCAGGCCAAGCACCAGTTACACCAGCAGTGCCAGTGTAAGAAATGGACTTGGCTGGAAAATTGGTGTCTGCCAGAGGGTTTAAGAGTTCCATGATGATCCTTTACGCCAAAAAGCGCAGTTTGTACAAAGTGCGAAGATAAATCTCAATAATGTTGTCAATCAATTGTTGCAGCGATGAGTCTGATTTGTCAACCACCTCATATCTGCACTTCTCGATCTCGTCAAGCTGGTCTTGCAAGAATTCGATCACATTGGTCGTTTTCTTGGCAGACATCAGGCTAATTGGCCCAATCATACCGTGTCTGCCTTGGTAAGCCTCGGCAAAATCATCGGCAGCGCCAACGATACGGTTGTAGAAAATATTAAGAGCTTCGTGCTTGCTAAAACTGCGGGTGTTCAAGTGAACACTGTGGGTCACATCACGAGCTAGGAATAGCATTCCCATAAAATCATTGCATTTCATTTGGCATTCCTTGTGGTGGCATTTGCTCCATACCCTGTTGTTCCATTGACATCTCAGGCATCTCAGGCATTTCTGCGGGTTCACGCATTTCTGGTGATCCGTTCACAATATCGCCAGAATCCATTGCTGCATGGATTGTACCCATCACGATGTCTTGAATCTGCTCTGGTGACATACTGGCTTGGACTGTGCTAATGCGTTGTGTCTCGGCTTGGTAGGCTTTGATCTCAGCCTCGTAGTCCTTGCGCTTCATGTCTTGCATTTCAATCGACTTGCCGACATTGGTAATCATTTGGTGCATCTGCTCCATCTCTTGCCCCATTGCCTGCATCTGTTGTTCAGCAGCTTGCAACTCTGGTGACTTGTCACCGTCTTCCATGAGTTTGGGGTCGATGGTCTTGGCAAAGCGTTTTGCCATTTCCTGTGCGCCGGGCCAGTCCATGTTCTTGACAAACAAATCGCCTGCCACTTGCCACAATTGTGGGTTGCCTTGCAGCAATTGGGCCATTGCCTCAAGTGCCTCTTGGCGTTTGGTTGCGTAACCCGGCCCTGTTGACACCACCACATCGTATTTGCCTACGGCAGGGTTATAGATTTTGTCTATCACTACCGATGGGTTCATAGGATCAATGATTTTCTTGACTGGTTCTTGCTGCATGGGGTCAATCTTGACCATATTGGTTTCACCGTCTTCGCCGATAATCCGAGCCACGCGCTGTGTGTCGTAAATCTTGGGTGCAAGGTCAACAATTTGGCGAGTAATGTGGCGCACCGCACGGGCAAGGTTGTCGCCGTAGTGGTAAGTACCTACATCGCCTTCACGTTGACGCGCAAGAATTGCTTTTCCTGAGCGTTCGTTGCTTCCCATGCCCAAAGAAGCGTTATATTGACCAGTTGTCGATTTAATGTCTTCGGAAGCGCCAGCTTTGGCTTGCAGCAGGCCGCTGGATGCCATTGGGGGCTGGGCGCGTTGTGGCAATGGCAAAACAGAGCCAGAACCGTCAGTCACATCAGGGTTTACCTCTAGGTAAGGCCAATTTTGAGTGTTTGCGGTCTTCCACTTGTCTTCGTAGCCCTCAAACTGACCACCGTAGCCGATAAATGGGGCTTTTGGTGCAAGTGCCAGCATCTCAGCTTCCTGAGATACCCAGTAGTTGTACATCCGCTGTGCATCTTTTGCATTTCGGACTAGGCCAGACAGGTATAAGCGCCCATCAACCTCATATTCATTGCCAACGACTCGGACTACTGGGATGTATTTCCCCGCCCAATCACGTTCTTCAAGAATTTCATAGCCGTTGATCTTGCAGTATTTAACTTTGACACGATCAGATTCACGAGATTTTTTAGGTTTTCCATAGATTGCCTTAAATTGTTTGTCTTCGGGCGTACCCTCAAACGCTGTTAGGTTGCCGGGGTACAGATTTAACGTAGCGCGGTCATAGTCAATGTAGTAGTAGTCGGCAATGCGGACTGTGTTCTCATTGAGCCAGTTAGAGATGGACTGGTCGCCCACACCCAAAGATTGCAAAGTTGTAATGGGCGCTGAATTGGGGTACAGGCGCTCGTATTCTGTTTTTGGGATGTCTTCGGTGATAAAGCACCACTTCGCATCCGCGCCGCAAGGGTCTTGGATGGTCGGGTCCATGTAGACGCTGAAAGAATTGCGGATTCGCCCAATCTTGATGTCTTGGTCAAATGTGTTTTCGTCACAATACTCAGTTAGCAGCCGGATGTATCCCTCTCCATAGGAGACTTGGTTCTCGCACGCTGTGTCATAGGCGACATCGGCATCAGAGATGTATTCGATGTGGCGTACCAATCCATTAAAGATTTCGGCAATTTCCACGTCTGCATTGTCGTCAGCAGGAATGACCTTACCACTTGGTCTGTTCTGTCTTTGGTCATTCGTAACTTGTTTAACGTGTTGGGGTAGTTTGTTGATAGTCAAGCACGGGCGTGCGTTGATCGTTTGGCCCTGTACCGCGCCACGGGTGGCGAGTACGTCAGCAGGCCATTGCCAATGGTTGTCAGGTGAGCCAGCGTAGAAACGCAGGTCATCAATCTCATCTTCACGCGACTCTGACAACGCAGAGATTGCCATATCAAGGCGACTGCGTGCGGTAGCGAGAATGTCGGAACTGCTCTTGTCCTTTGCAGAACCACCGTTTGATACAGCGCCAGCAGCGGCAATTCCTGTGTAGTCAGCCATTATTTTTTACCTTTTGGGGCTGGTTTAGCAGCCTCACGTTTTACTGAATACGCAATTGCCACGGCTTGTTTGACGGGTTTGCCAGCGGCAACTTCAGCCTTGACATTCTTGCGGAATGCTTCGGGTGACTTAGATTTGACAAGTGGCATGATTATCCTTTACGCAGGCAAAACATGAACAACTGCAAAATTAATTTTAAGCGTATCCGTGTATGCGTTGCTTGATACATTATCCAGATTGATTGTAAATGCACCGTCAGTCACCGTCACCACAGCAATAAGATACGCAAAGGTGGCAGTAGCGCCAGATGCGATGTTCACAATTACCGTGTCCAAAGCAGACACTTTGTTGTTGGTGACAACAAACGCAACTTTAGCGCCGGGGGCCATCTGTGCATTGGCGGTCGTAATAGTTCCAGCGGTCTTGTTCAGCGTAACGCCAGTGGCTTTATTGTTTTGCTGAGTGACTGTGCCGTAAGCACCATTGGTGTAACCAATTTGGTCAGTCGCAAAAACTGTTGTGCCAGTAATAGATTGAGGGTTAGTTGCACCAATGATGCCGCCGTCGATGTCTTGATCGAGGTACGCAACACCAATTGGTTTTGTAAAGCTCATTTGTTTACCTTTTTGGCTGTTTTGGCAGACTCTTTAAACGCCTTGGCAGTCGGTGCGCCTTTTGCGCCCACCGGACGCATCTTCTCTTTTGAGCCAGCGGCGATGCGTGCTTGTTTGGCATGAATGTTACTGTACAAGCCGGGTTTAGTCGCCATGATTAACACTTCCATCGTTTAAGGGCTGCTTTGGCACGCTCGCCATCTTTGGCATTAGCGGCTACTGCGCCCATTCTTGCACAAAATGAATCCTTGCGACCTTGGTCTGCCTTGGTCTTAGGACTAGGGGCTGGCGCTTTAAGGTTTGAGCCAGTTGCGGCATTGTACTTCTCTCTGCCTTTGGCAGTCAAACCCGCGCCTTTGGATGTAGCCAGCTTCTCGCCACGCCCAACAGATAGTGAAACCGTCTTCTTCATTTAAGACCCCATCCATCCAGTTGATACAGCGCCGCGTTCTTGTACGACTCGGCGTTCCATTCTGCCATTGTATTCTCGGTTAGCCACAGGAAACGCAAATGTCACCGCCAGCGCATCTGCTGCATCGGGACTTGCCAAGCCTCTTGACTTCATTTCCTTCTTGCCTTCCAAGAAAATTGTACCCGATGAGTTGGGCTTCTTCATAGGCCCAACTAGGTCGGCCTTCAGTTGTCGGTCACTTGAGATCGCCGCAGTCTTCAGCCAGTCCCGCATCGCACCCCAAATCTCAGCACGCTTGTTACCCCACATCACGGGGTTCTTCGCCTTCCAGCCGAAGTTAACCCCACGCACTTTGTATCTCTGTTCGGTCAGCCTGTCAAGTATCCCGTAGCCCAACCCACCCTCGTCGATGATGGTCAGTGCTGGCTTGTACTCCTCGATCGCATCAATCACATTACCCACAGTGGTCATGGTGTCGTCGCCCTTAAACCGCTTGATGGCAACCAAGTCACGCCCTTGGCGCACCACAATGACCGTGCTGTCCATGCCCCCGCGTGCTGGGTCAACGCCAATGACGATGGGTGCAGTCAGGTCTTTGTACTTGGGCCGCTTGAACGCATCCTCCACAGTCACTGGGGAAATAAACTGATCCTCCCCTGCTGCCGGAAACTCGCCGTACACCTCCACCCGAGCCTGTATCGAGTCCTCGCCATACTCCGCAATGATCTGGTCATAAATCCCATGATCCGTACCCTCGACTGTCCGTGCGTCAATAACCTTCGCGTTCCAAAAGTCCCGCTTACCGTGAAACGTCTCAAAAAAATACCCAGTGTTACGCCGTGGGTTACTAAACGCAAACCAATACCGATCCAATATCTTCTCGGTAAAGAAGCCAGCCGCCACGCTCCAAATCCCATCCGGTATACCGCTGGCCTCATCGAATATCACCATCATGCCGTCATGGTTGTGGACACCCGCATACGAGTCGGGGTTCTCCTCAGACCACAACTTACCCTCCGCAGCCCAGTAACGTGTACCTTTCTTAAGGTCACGCTCCACCAAGTCAGTCACCCATGTGGCAGGCACTAGCTTGGTAGCCGACACCTCCCACCAGTGGGCATTGATCGCCATCGTTGTCCACTTAGTCAACTCACCCCATGTGACCGTGCGTAACTGATTCTCACTGTTAGCCGACACGATGACGCTACTACCTATCCGGGTACTCAGCATCCACAAGATCAACCACGACACCAGCGCCGACTTCCCAATACCACGACCACTCGACACCGCAGTCCGCAGCGCGTCCATGTCCAACTGCCCACGGTTCTTTTTTAGGTGTTCTGTGATCTCGCGCAGTACATCGCGCTGCCACTTACGCGGCCCCTTGAAGTTCTCCAAGGGCGTATTCTTCTGCCCCCAAGGAAACGCATACCGCACAAACGACTCAGGGTCATCCTTGATCTGCGGACTCCAAAGCTGGGTCATCAAGACCTGTTCTTCTTCTGCCGAGTAAATGGGCTTCTGCAACTCAGTTCTCCAGTCGAGGGGTTACATCTACCACATCGGCATCAACCAAACGTGCATTAGCTTGGGCCAGTGCTTCAGTGATACTGATCGACCCGCCCAACTCCACGGTTTTGATCTCGCCGTACTTCTTACGATTATGCGCTCCCATGAGCCACTTGCGCGTGTCAATCTTTAATCTGGAACGCTGCACATCCTCCAACGAGTCGTCGGCATCGGCAATCTCAATGATCTCGCCAGCCATAAATTCGGTACGCATCTCTTGCGCTTCGGTGAACAACTGGTTTCTCTCAGGGTTCTTTTTGATCCACCGATAGAAGTCGTTGTAGTCGATGTCGCGCTGGTCATCGCGCAGTATCTGCGACAGGCTGTTGCCGTGTGCAATTGAGTCAATGACCCGCATGAAGATAAATTCATACTGGGCCAATGCGAGTGCCTTCACCTCCGGGGGTGACTTAGCAAGGCTACGTGGCGCAGGTTCTAACCAGTCGGGTATCTCAACAGCGGACTCGACGAGTGCGTCATCTGTGCCTACGGATTTAGATTGTCTTGATTCCATAGTGGTACGGATACTAGCACATAGTTGAGAAACTTTGCAACACGGGTAAATAGAAGCCATTGGGTTAATGATACTTGAGGTTTTTGGAAAAAAAATAAATTGTTTGCGGGGTCACCGTCAGCGTGGCCCTGTCGCCGTCGGCCCTACCCGGTGGCCTCGATCCGCATGGCACGCGGCAGCCAGTGGATCACGGGCAGCCGGGCGCACGGCAGCCAGTACCCGGCAGCCATTGGCCATGTGACCATGTGCCACAATGTGCAGCCAGTGGCTAAGTGCAGCCAGTGGCACGGGTTTACCGGCTTGGCCGATGTGGTACGCTGGTGACATCGCGCAGGCGAGGGGTAGGATTGACTATTTTTGAAATTGCACAAGGATTAAGCAATGTTCAAAAACCTCTACCTTCCACAAGTCACAACTGGCACACTTAAACAGTGAAAATGCCTATTGTTCACCCATTGGAATAAACTATTGATACAATGGCATGATAGAAACAATTGTTGCCCAGTGGCTTGACAATACACAAAATGCCCGTATAATTCTAATCACTGCACTGTCGCAGTTAACTGTAAGGACAATCAAAATGCAAATAATCAACCACAAAACGGGTTCAATTTTCACCGCGTACACGGTGCAGGATCGCGCAGGCTTCGCATCGTGCATCACAATTCGCCAAGCTAACCGGGAAGTCTTGATAGGGCGCGAAGTGTACCCAACGCGATCACGCGCCTATAAATCAGCGGTTAAGTTTTGCAAAGCCCGCGCAGCACGTGAAGGGGTGACAGCATGAGCAATAAACACCGCCTTCACTATATCGATATGCGCCCCGCGCCATTGAAGCGCGAACCGTCAACCCTTGCTATTTGGCTTGGCGCAGCGGTAACCGTTGCCGCGCTTTATCTCGTTACTGTAATTCTTTTCTCTTTTTAAGGGGTTCTCATGCTAACCATTCACCAGTCCGCGCACTATGCCGCGCACCTATTAAATAGCTCCGGCCTGATCGTCGAGTCAACCCATAAGCGCGGGGGCGTTCAACTGCGCCCTGACCATCCGCAATATGCGGAATACGTGGACGCGCTCAGAACCGCCATCGACAGCAAAGAGGCTGACGCGCTCTGCAAAGCGTTGCTAAACTAAACGAGTAGCCATTGGCGCAAACTATCGACACCCCCAAACGTCATAGAAATAATTGTTACCCAATGGCTCACTGATCCCCGATAATTTCAATTGCTGCAATTTCGCAGCGTAACTGTAAGGACAATTTACCATGACTATCCAACTCACACCCCGCGCCGCATCGCTACTGCCTAAATGGGCAGTGATTGACAACGTACCCGAGGGGATTAAAACCCTCGCCGCCTATGCCGCCAAACGCCCCGGCCTTGAGTATCGGGACTATTGCCAGGGATACGGCGATACCGAAGGCCGCGCCGCGTATTTCCGCGAAGCCCGTGCAATATCGGATCAATTGGCAGACGTGCGCGAGGCGATCGCCGCAGCCTACGCCCAAGGCGTGACCGATGCCGATCTAATCGAGTGCAGCAAGGGGGATCGCCTGACCTTGGGCGAAGACTTGTCAATTGACTATACCGTCGGGCAGTATTGGCCTACCGAGTACCGCGCAGCCGTGGCACGTTTGGCAGCCTACGCCGCCCGTGTAGCTAAGAACCGCACCCGTGCAGCACTGGGAGTGGCAGCATGAGCGCAGACCTTACCAAAGCCGAGCGCGTTGCGCTTTCCCTATTCCTGACCGAGTACCCCGACAACTGGACGTTTGGGGAAATACTGAAGGCACTCGACCCCGACAACCTTTCCGATGACTGGGAACAGATCACCGTTTGGCAACCACTGGAGAACGATCACGCCGCCGCAATGCAGGCGATCCAAGACACCCGCGACACCTTAACCCGCATTTATGGAGAATGACCATGCTATTAAATACCTTAACACTCGCCGAACGTGAGCGCCTAGCCTATGCCGAGGGGTTTACAACCACCGCCGCCCTACTCGCTAGGGCTTCGGACGATAACCTAGACCTTGAGGCCGCGCAGGATGCCGCCGTTGATGCGGAAATGGATTGGGAGAAGCTGGAAAAGGATCAAGAACGGCGCATTGATATGCTAGACGACGACCTAGCCCGAATGCAGGACAAACTCGATGAAATGACCGCGCTGGTAGAGCAGGCCGCCGATTATCTGAAGGCCGGAGACGTTGACCGTGCAGCCTGCACCCTATCGGAAGCCCTTAAATGACCGCAGTCTTAGCCGCCCTGTTAGTAGCCCTGCTGCTGCTAGTGTTTGACCTATAACCCAGTAACCCAACCCAACCCCTCACCATGACTAAAAAACCCGACAAAACCGCCGCCAGTGACCGCCTAAAGGCCATCGCTGAACGCCTTGGCCTAGACGATACCCGACTAGCCGAGTATCTAGGCGTTAGCGTGTCCACCCTTCGCCATTGGACAATCGGCACACGCGCACCCGGCGCAGCCGTTGACCGCCTGCTAGACGTGCTTGGCACGATGGAAGCCCTCGCGCCTAGCCTGCACGCCCAACTGCTGCCAAGCCCTGCACCCAAGCGGGGCAGGCCACCGACTAAACCCGCAGAACATAAGGAGTCCGAACTATGACCGAGCAAGAGGAACAGAAGCTAACCGAGCAGATCGACCGCCTGATCGACCTACGCCGCGACCTAGAGCGCGAGCGTAAGCAGGTGCTAGAGCAGAACGACTACTTCCGAATGATTGGACAACTAAAGGAGCATGACCATGACAACCGAGTCTAAAGACGACATGATTGAGTATGAGAGCCAAACCCCCATCGAGACGATGGCAGACTATCTAATGACGTTCTTAAAGTGCGTGGGCGTGTTCGCCGTGATCTGCTTTGCCTTGGGCTATATCAGCACCAAGCAGGCGCAGGCCAAGCAGTGCGAACCCAGTAAAACAGTTTTAGCAAGGAGCATATTCAAATGATCGACAAACCAGCATTTCCAATACAAAGTTATACGTGCGCTGAAAAAGGCTTGACCATACGCGACTACTTTGCAGCCGAGTCGATAACGTGGTTCTTGACCGCGTTGGAGAATGAGGGCATGGTGGATGAACCCGATCTACTTCGCCAGTTTGCAGCCGAGAGCGCATATCGAATGGCTGACGCAATGATGAAAGCGAGGGGAGCATGAACCACTTAAAGAACGTATGGCAATGGCTCACGAACCACTGGGTAATGCCGACCCCTGCCGAACTCATCGCCGAGGAACTGATACAAGCGCAGCGCACCAAGCTACGCCACCAGTCGAGCATGGAGTACCACACCGCCATCGTGGCCTACAACGTGGCACGGATTAAACGCCTTGAAGGATTGACCGCAAAGCAGGAGGTGGTGGAATGAAAGAAGCATTGAAACTTGCGCTTGAGGCTTTGGAGCATTGGGATAACTGGTCTGACCATACGCCGCCTGAAACAATTAAAGCCATCACCGCCATCAAAGCAGCCTTGGCACAGCCAGCACAAGAGCCTGTGGGTGTCTTTTGCGAGGATGATGATATTGGTTATGTTCGCCTAATTCCTCACCAGCAAATGAAGTTGAAGGCATGGGACAAGCTCTACACCGCCCCACAACAACGCCCTTGGGTAGGGCTGACGGAGGCGCAATTCTTGGAAGCCACACGGCTTGCCGAGAATGGTAATTATTTAGTTGCATTTGTTCGCATTCAAGAATGGCTAAAGGAGAAGAACACATGAGCTACATCATCGCATCGTTTTAATCCAACAACTCAGCCCCGTGTACTCGGGGCTTTTCTTTTTTGGACAATCGGTAAATGTCGTCAAGCTGCCGCTGCTTGGCACGAATGACCTCGGCGCGGTGATCCTTGAACTGCACAGCCAGTGCGGGGTTTATGACCCACTGGGCGAAGTGCTGATTCTCCCGGCTGGCATCGTCTAGGCGCATGACCCAGCGACCCTGCTCTAGTGGGTACATCGCCCCGTAGATCATTTGATCCTGCTGCCATACATTCGTTTTCTCGATCTGCCTACGCGCTGACCGTTTGATCTCAGCCATCGTAATCATCGGCTCATCGGCGTGCTGGATGATGTAGTCCCGCAGCCATGTATCAAAGTTAGCCGACCCGGACAACTCGGACAGCGCGTAACGGTAGGCGGGAATGACATAGGTCTGCACAATGTGGATCACACGGGCAGCGAGATCGCCGGACACAGTGAACGAGAAGGGCGACTCCATGAGGTGGAACATGAGCATGAGGCGACCAGCTAACCCCTCGACCTTACCGAAGGCCGTCATAAAGGTATCGTCGGACTGGAGCAGGCGTTCATCATTGCGCTTGGTGTCGTACCAGTCTTGGAACTCTTGGAACACAGCCTTGGCCTCGGGGCTTAACTGGTAGGTCATTGCAGGCAGCGCGAACACGATCCGCAGGGTTTGCTCCCATTGTTGTTTGTTAAGCAGGTAATCGGGTATCTCCACGGGCTTGCGTGTCAGATCGCCGTTTAGGATGCACGGGATAAATCGCTGTACGAGTCCATCGGCTGATAGATTGTGCAGGTTGTCGCGGAACACACGGGGCTGGATGTTGCCATAGATTGACACCGCAAGATTCTCGGCATAGATCGACCCGCTGCCTACGCGATCCATCTCATACGGGGACGACTCGTAAGCCTTGACCCATGCGCTTCGGTCTTCGCCGCTGGCCTTGTCTGTTAGCTTGCGAACCCAACTGTTCATCTCATCCAAGGCGCACAGCAGGCCACGCGGACGGTCTGCTGCCAAGCGCACTAGCTTCTGACTGGTAACATCATCGACTGTGATCCGCAGGGGTACGGGCTGGGGTGGTAACTCGTGAACCACTGGCGCATCGTCGCCACTGAGCATAGCTTCGGGCTTGGCTGAGAAGTCCAAAAATGCCTTTTTACTTGAGGCATACATCGCCTCTTGGCCTTCCCATGCCAGTAACTCTTTGCCAAAGCGGGGACGGTCTTCCGTTTCAAATATCTTGAGGGGCGCAAGCATGGGCGCAGAACCGGGCGTTTTCTTGTCTGCTGGCGCACCGATCGTCATCAACCACAGCACAGGTGGCACTTTGAAGTCTTTGATTAACTCAAGCCGGGTACGCGCATCGACGACACCGCACACGGCAGCAAGCCCAGCGAACAGCGGGACTAAGGGATCGCAGCCGACGGTCTGACCGATCTCATCTGCACGGCGGGACAACACTTTAGGCCACACTGAAATGTCCATTGCTGGAGGCCGAGGCCGTAGGTCAACCAGCACCGACTTTGGGTCTGTCGGGGACTCCACTGCTGCAAACATGGATGCCACATCGGGCGTGGGGCGTGTCCATCCTGCTTTGCGTGCTATGTTAAACAGCGTACCTAACCGAATGACTTGCGTCTTGGTGGTGGTGAAGCTAGCCCACTGCGTCAGAATCTCACGTTCGCCGGGGTATTTAGCCGAAGGCGTTGACCACTCATTCCAAAGACTCAACGCTTGGTCAAGCTGGTTTGTCTGTGTGCCTGCCCAGTGCAGTGCCATGCCTGTATTGATCCAGTCGTCACGGGGACAATCAGGGTTAATAAATTCCAAGGCAGTGCGTATCTCATCCCATGATGCGTTGACCCCTTCGCCAGTGGACAAGGTGCGTACCTTGTCAATGTCAAGCATGGACTGCCAAAGGTCAAGCAGTGCCTGTGGGATCGTGGGTAAGCGCATCCAGTGACCCCTACCTGCCCAACGATAAGGCTGGCGTGTGTCGGGGTGAATGCTTGGTGGCAGTACATCCTGCACAGTGAGGCCGTTGACCGTAGCGCAGCGCAACTCGTATGCAGTTACATTTTCATGCGTGATTTTTTTAGATGGCAGCGCAAGGCCAAAGGGCATCGTAAACAATAATTTGCCGTGCCCAGCCCTACCCGAATCGACGATGACGGCATCGTTTGCATCATACAAGGCTTGCAAGTCAATCCCGTGGTCAGCCAGTAGCGTGACCGTGGCATCCCAATCGTCAATGTCCAAGGCCATCGTGCCGCTGTACGCATGGGCTAACCCGATACCGTAGCCCGTGGGCAGATCGTTCTGATCCTTGAGCGCATTGGTTTTTATGTTCCATCCGGGTGTGCGTGGCCCCTTTGTGCCTGCGGGAATCGGTACAAGTGACCAGCCGTGTCGGATATAGGCATCAATAGATGCAGGATGGGCTTGCACTGTGGTAGCTGTATTCATATAATGTTCCTGACACTAGCAGTTGTCATTTGTTTCATGGAAGTCTCCTCTTAGCCCCGTCTAATCCACGGGGCTTTTTCTTTGCTTAAAAAATATTTTTCAAACTGTTGCACAATGTTAGCACATTCGTGTACACTTGCGTCAACTGATTAGGAAATATTTATGGCAACCAAATCCAAAACCAAGTTTTTGACCGTGAGGCTAACCCCTTACGATCACAAAGCATTTCACCGAAAGGCAGAGAAGTACGGTAAGCCGTCTGATGTCATTCGTGAAATCATCGAGGCGTTCAGTCAAGACCGTCTTGTAATTCAACCACCCGTAAACGTAAAGGAATCTCTGTATGTCTCTCGAATCCAAAATTGAAGCCCTGACTGCTGCTGTCCAAGCCCTGACTGCTAAATTAGAGTCCGGTAATGTAGCACCAGCCGCACCCGTTGCACCAGCACCTGCCCCCGTGGTAAAAGCAATGAATGTCGTAGTGTCAGCCCAAGAAGCCAAAAACTTCCCAGTGGGTACATCAATGCCAGCACCGCCTGTGTTTGTAGCACCCGTTGCAGCACCAGCCCCAGCACCATCCATGTTCACTGACCCCAAAGGTTTGATTGACTATGTGATGGGCGCGTACAAGGCACTCGGCCCACAAAAGGGCGCAAGCATCCAAGGTGTGTTGGTCGGCCTCGGCTACCAAAACATTAACGATGTCAAGCCCGAGCATTACGGTGACTTGTTCAATGGCATTGAAGCACTGAAATGAGCGCACACGCCCAGTTGTCCCCCTCGAAACGTAACCGCTGGGCGTTATGCCCCGGTTCGATTCGTGAGGAAGCAAAGTACCCCGAGCAATCGGGTGGCGCTGCTGCCGTTGATGGCACACACACGCACACACTATTAGAGGTGTGTCTCAAGGATGGTGACCAGTACGCTGAATTCCATGTCGGCGTTGAGATGGAAGATCACGAAGGTTTATTCGTGGTTGACAAAGAACGCGCAGCCCGTGTGCAGGTAGCACTGGACTACATCGAAAAGCGCGTCAGTGATGGCAACATGACCCTGTTGTCTGAGTCCAAGGTTGACCCCTCGTTCTTGTTAGGTCGCACTGACCTATCCGGCACGGTGGACGTTCAGATCATTGGTAACGGTGTTCTTGAGTTGATCGACTACAAAGATGGCATGGCTCCCGTTGATGCCAAGGGCAATATGCAGCTTGAACAATACGCCTATGGTGTACTGGCTGGCTACAAGTTACCCGTCAACGGTGCTTACCCATTTGACACGGTACGCATGACCATCATCCAACCTAAGTTGGCTATGAAGAACATGAATCCAATTAGTTCTTTTGATGTGTCAGTCCGTGATCTCATGGCTAACATGGGTACAATCATTCGACAAGCTGCCGCTACCGATGCACCCGATGCGCCGCTTGTACCGGGTGAAAGTCAATGTAAATATTGCCGTGCAAAGGGTAACTGCTCCGCGCTGGCAAGTA